TCTGCCGGATGGTGAGCTGGCCTCTTTTGAGCCAGCTAGTATTGGGTTTATTCCGGCCTTTTTTAAGTCTTTCATGCGACGTTGTACGGCCGTATTGGACATTTCTTTTTGAAAGTCCATTTGTTTTTGAGCTTGTTGGGCGGATGCTACGTTTGCATCTTTTTGGCCTTTAAAGCCAAGTAGTCCGCCTATTGTTGAGCCTATGCCTTCCCACATTAGAAGTGTGTGCCTCCAGGTACAGAGTTTACTGGCATAGGTCGTGTGCAGCGTAATTTGAACAGTGAGTCAAATATAAATTGTGGTTCTGATGCGACTGCTAGTGTACGTTGTACGTTGGCTTTGCCTTGTTGTATCCATGATTGTCCTAGAACAGGCAGAGCACTGTATTCTTGGGCGTAGTGCCAAGATTCTAGTGATGTTGTTGCGTTTGAGCGAAAGCGTCCGGTTACGGAGCTTGGTTTGTAACGATACTCGGCGTATCTTTCTTGGTAGCCGAATACTCCTTCGTCGTTGGTTGAACCATCGGCATATATTTCTTTGTTCAGTACGGCTTGTTCGCCAATTGTTGAAAGTGTTGGCCAGTAGTAATCGTAAATTGTATTACGGCTGAACATTCTGTTCAAGCCTTGTTGATATGTTAAATCTGTGCGGACTGATACTAATCCCATAAGGATTGAGTGTTCAGTAAATGATTTTGTAAATGAGTGTCCGCTTAATACAGTGGTACCTATTGCAGATAGGTTACCCTGTGGTGTTGTTGTGTCAGTAGATGATGTTTGTGCTACTGGTGAAATGTTTACTGGTGAGCTTCCGCCGCCACAGTATTCTGGGCGTTGGAGTCTTGCGTCTGGTGATGTTACATTAAAGTGTCCTTTTATTACTTCGATGTATCGAGAGCCAGAGCGCGCCTGTTTTTCTAAGAACTTTTGAGTTGCGAATGCTAGTCTTAGTTGGTTAATTGTTGCGGATGTTGCAGATGTTAAATCTGCATATAATTGACGAGAAGTGTCAGAATTACCAGATGCATCCGAACGAAGAGCAGCAAAATTAGTATTCATATACTTATAGTCATTATTAACAGTAGAAAAAACTGTTAAATCGCTATCATTAACTTGGTCATGGGCAACGGGGGCACGAGTACCTAATGGTAATGTTACGTCTGCGCCCTTTTGTGGCCATGGTAATGCTGATGTAAAGTAATCGTGGCGTTTGCCTCGGTTAAGTACTAATTGATTTGTTGTGGTGTCGTTGCCACTTGCAGTAGAGACTACTGCGGGTTTTTGTAAGTTTTCATCTCGAAACCAATCGTTCCAGATGAGATTGTATGCTCTGTGCCATAGTGCGGAGAATTGTATTGCCGCTTGTTTAGTAGGTATTCCGAAATAATCGGATAGTGTGCCTTCTAGTTCGCCTCCTGCGGGTGAGGTTATTGTTGGCGGTATTGGTGTTGCTGCTGTGAAATCGGGTGTTTCATCTAGGCGTGCTGTACCAGATGCTGTATATGTTTTTGTTTCTCCCATGAATTCTTCAAAGTCGTCCCATACTAGTCTAATGGGTACGCTGAAGAAATGGGAGTCCATGAATGCGTTGTCCATGGTTGGGTGTATTGGTGTTGCTAATCGGGAGAATGCTGTCATATTACAGCTAAATGTATCTCCCGGTAATGCTTCATCGACGTATACGGGGATTAATTCCCCGGCGTCGAATGTTGTTTTGAGTCCGTGTGAACGGTCAAAGGTTGAGCGTTGTATGTCTGCGTGTGGTACTTCTGTGAATTGGTGCGATGAGGCGGAGCCTATACGCGTGTTTCCTTTGTGTGGATTGTTCATATAAACTCCGTTTATTGTTAAGATTTAATAGATTGTACTATATGTTCGTGTGCGCCGGCAAGTTTTTTTGGATCGTGTGTTTTAAACACGCCGGTCGTTGTTTCAAATGAGCCTAATGCCCAGAGGGAATAATCCTCCGGATTTTTTGCTATTTGTGTGTCGTCGTTTGCCATATTGGCAAATTGGCGTAGTGCCATTGCGTCGTTTTCCATTGAATATGGGTGGTGGTATGCTTCGTGTACGTTGTCGAAGATTGTGTATTGACATAGTTTCATAGTTTTCCTCTTTTGTATAAGCTCATACGAGCTTGGTGGTTGCGCTTTGCTTGTGCTAGCGCTTGTGGTGTCCTAAGATGTTTAGTTTTTTCCATATCTTTAGTACAGTTTTCTTTAATCCGCTGCATAGCAGTTGGATCTTGTTCTTGAAATAGATTGTCATAGTATTTTGGGGGGCGCATTTCTTT